AAATGACACTGGCAGAAATTAAAAAGATCCAGGATACATCCAAAGCCAAGAAGGGGCCGTGGGTTAGTTACTGGGATGAAATGGCGCGTAAATCTATTGTTAAACGCGGCTCTAAATATTGGCCTAAAGTGGACAGGCTTGATAATGCTATTCATAACTTAAATGAAGATGTTGTCGAGGGGTTAGAATTAGAACCTGTTATGCCTGTGATTACCGCGGAGGAATACCAGCAAGCACAAGTAAATTTAATGAATGAGGCAAACTTTAAGCTTGAAGAATCTATTGATGCAATGAATATATCTTTAGATTTAAAGTCATTGGAATGCGAGTTCACTAACATATGGAGATACCTAAAGACTAATGAATTATTTAAGGGTTTAATTGTCACCGCGGTAGCTCACAAGGATATAAATAAAACGCGCCTGGAGGCAGATAATGCAGCTTTATAAAATAGCAGATGAGTTTTTAAAATTACAGTCAGATGAAAATTTTACACCTGAAGAAATAGCCGACACCTTGGAGGCGATAGAGGGCGAGTTTAACGACAAGGCAGAAAATATATTCGGCTTGGTTAAGAGTTTACTTTCAGAGGCTATAGCATTTAAGGAAGAAGCCAAAAGGTTAAACGCTATTGCTCAAGCGAAATCTAATACCGCGGCAAAGCTTAAAGAATACCTGCAGGGTGAAATGATTAAGCTTAATAAGTCAACACTTACCATAGGCATGCACAAAGCAATAGTTAGGAAGGGCATGCAGGTTGTTGAGGTTATCAATGCAGATAAAATACCTGCAGAACTGGTTACAATGTCGATAACTCAATCGCCCGACAAAAAGGCAATACTTAAACTGTTGAAAAATGGCGATAAAATTGATGGTGTCGAGTTGAAGCGAAACCCTGACTCGTTAACAATCAAATGAAACGAATATTTAAAATAGCACTATTCTTCTCGGCAGTGTACTTATTAGCGCTGCTTATAGAGCAAATAGTATTAATGAAACTTAAAGCAGAAACGTGGATTATATTAATATGAGTGACAATAAAGGTGAGAAAATGACAGTTATAGAATTTTTAACTAGTTATAACGAGGCTGAAGGTTATGGAACTGACCATGATGATTTATGTGAAACTTTAACCGAAGGCGATAGGGTTCATACTGGTGAGGGATATGTTCACAGGTGGTATATATGTCACAAAGTAGTCAACCAAGTAGGTGAGGTATTTATTGCATTCACTGACTACACGATTACAGGCGACAACAATATGTATGATATGGGTCTTAAATACGATCTTAAGTCAGCAAAAATTGTCCAGGCTTATGAGCGCACTATAACGGAAACTTATTATGAGTGAAATAGTTACAGTTAAAAAATTTAAATACGTTCTGGATTGGTTTGATATAAGTGATGTAGAAATAAACCTCGATGATTTTTATTGTTTTGAGATCCAAAACAGGTTAGGTAATTGGTATTTACTTCACTTTGTATTAAAAGAAAATAAGCGAGTTAATGTTTTTGAGCATGATTTTCAATTAAGTGAGCCTTGGGTTGCTGCAGCCAAGCTAGGCGAAAAAATAGCAGGGTTTGATAATCTTCATGGCATAAATAAAAAGTTTACTACAGATTTAAGTGTCTTACTAGATAGGGCGTGGAGATATAAGCGGGGTGAGTATGAGTGAGTTAACGGAATTTGAAATATGTGAATCCATGGCAAAGATTAACGATTTAGATTACCAAATTGATGTGTTGGAGGGTGAAGTTTTATGTCCTGATAGTTTTGGTAATTATGTAAGGCGATATAATCCGGTTGGAAATGACTGCACTAACCACAAGGAAATGATTAAACATGAAATAACACCTGAGTTCACCCGTTATTATGAACACATAAAGTCAAAAACAGTTAAGGCGTTTTGGGGTAATCGCGATGATCAATTTATTCGCGATGTAAACGCAAACAAAGCAATATGCCTTGCAATAATCGAAGCTAATAAGGATAAGTTATGAGTAAACTAACAGATTTTGAAATCAAAAAACGAATCGCTGAAATAGAAGGTGTATTTGTTGCTCAGAATATCGCTGGTGATGTTTTATTGTATTATGAGGATAACATCATTCAAGGTGTGTGGAATCCGTTTGAGGCTGGTGCATGCCATAGGTTAATTGACAAGCACAGACTACATGTTAACCCTGTCGGAGAAAGCGAATGGAGTTGCTGCGATGGCGCCGGTCATTATGAAAATTATCATGTGCATGAAAAGCTAAACTATGCAGTGGCACTTACATTACTTGAAATGTTTAAGGATAAGTTATGAGTGACGAAACAAAGTTCGGCGGTAACTCCAGGGTAGGTAAAGGCAAACCAATCTGGATTTTAGCAGCAGAAAATAATCGTAAACGTAAAGTAATCGTGCGCCGGGTTAATGGTGTGATAGTTCAACCAAAAGGAAAGTAAGTAATGAGCAAGAAACTATTTGATGTAGTGGTATCAACAGGGAAATATACAAACAATCAAGGTGAGGAAAAATCAAACTTTGAAAATGTCGGCGTGGTGCTTGAGGGTGAGAATGGGCCATACTTATTATTAAAGCGAACGTTTAATCCTGCCGGGGTTCCTAATCCAGACAATAAAGATAGCGTGTTGATCTCTTTATTTGAGCCCAAACCTAAGCAGGAGGGTCAGCAAGGGGGTTATCAGCAACAACCTGCCCAACAGCAGCAGCAAGCACAAAATAACTTCCAGCAGCCTCAGGGGGGATTTCAACAGCAAGGCGGCTATCAACATAAATAACAACCTCGGGGCTATGCAGATAGCCCTGTTAATTAAACTGGAGTATGCGCCACTGTACCATCCATGAAATTCCAGTTGGCACTTGCACCATTACCTGAAGCGTAAATCCTTCTCGATGTGGTTGTGTTGATAACGTCTTTGCCGGCGTTTTTCTTATCTGTATTTATTGGATCTGTTACATCTGCCAATTGAGTTGTTGTGGCCCGTCCCACTCCATCCACAACCGTCCTTGTTCCGGTATCAACTAATAACGATCCAGTATTACCCGACCCGCTTATATGAGATACGTTAATATCTGTATTGGCACCGCCGTTAATATGAACGCCATTAACTTGCGTTTCTACACCTGTTTGATCGTCACTTGCAGTTACATTAGTAATATTAGAGTTTTTTGTTCCGGTCATAGCTAAACCACTGAAACTTGTCGCGGCCTGATTGCTGTTTATGATCGTCACATTATTGACGTTTATATCTTCTGAATCAAATATAAATACACCGTTTTTATTGGCGTTTATAACATGAGAATTTGTTAAATTAATTCTTTTGCCTTTTATCTGGATTCCGCTAGCACTAACTGTACCCCTTACGATGGCTTTTATATCTAAATCTGTGCTACCTGTGGTTGTGGTGTCAATTTTAACACCCTCTGCATTACCATCGACACACTGAATGTCAATTGAGCTTCTAACCACATCGGTTCCAAATAAACTGGCACCGTTACTGAAATAAACAGCCGCTTGAATTTCACAGAATGAAACGCCGTCCATCCTTATACCACCGACAGTAAACTCAATATCACACCTTCTAACATAAACATCAGAAGCGTTTTCCATCCAGATACCATAGCCGGGCATTGTTGTGATCCATAAGCCTTGAAGTGTTACCGATTGAGGCCCACTAATAAACACACCTCTACCAGTCCCGCCGCCAAGTGCCTTGCCTTTAATTTCCATCAGTGCAATTTCTGTTTGAACGCCTGTGCTGGCTGTGGTTATTTCAATGACATTTTTGTTAAGATCATTTCCTTCAAATCTAGATCCAGCCCTCCAACCGTTGCCGTAAATCCTTAAATCTGCCCCGGTAACATTGATTACAACTGGATCAAACATCAAGAATGTTAATCCTGGAACGTATAAACCACCTATTTGATTTGTTATGGCATAATCTACTGCTTTTTGAGTTGTTGGTTGATCATTTGTTACACCGTCACCAACTGCGCCCCATTGTGTAATAGTGATAACATCATCAATGAATAAGCCTTTCATGTACAAGCCGCCTGAACCGCCAACAACATGAATAACAGAACCACCATCTGCCGCCGGTCTTGCGCCTACCGATCCGGCATCAACTAACTCATAGTCATTACCGCCAGTTGATTTATTTACCGTTGCCGCCCAACCGCCAAAATATCCGATTGTTTTAACGGTATTTCCTACTGGAATATTACCGGCATCCGAAACAATAATCATCGACGCAACGCTATCAAATGGTGCGTTGCCTCTGACAATAATAGATAACGTTGGTATGCCAGTTAGTTGAATTATGTTTTTTTCATCTTCTGTCACAGTAGATGATAAAACAACGTCCCAATAACTCCCAGATCTATCTTTTATTTTTAATACTGCACCGTCAAATATAATATCTGTGTCTGTGCTTGCTATGGCTTGGGCTAATGTATCAAAGTTTGATGTGTGGTTTAGGTTTTTTATACTTAAGGCTATTATCTCAACTTGATCCCATCTTGTTTCATTTGGAGTTCCGGACGCGCCGACAATATCATAAATACCATCCGCAACTTTGAAAACAACATTTCCTTTAATGTCAGTGTTTACCGGGTTTGAAATAGCAACATCATCCAGATCGAATAAATCAGGTTTGTTAGTTGTGCCGGTGTCAAACACAGTTACCGGTGTATTGATTGCGGCTATTAAATCTTTACCGCCACCCTGCGGATCAATTGCGACATTCCTTAAAATTACTTTTTCGTTAAATGCTTTCATTTTAATTGACTCTCGATATTCCGCTAGATACTAATATATTAACTGTGGTGTCCTCATTCGTGACAAACCACTCGACAAAACCAGATGTGGATAACACCTCCTGCCAAGGTGCTGTTATTGAGACAGGATTTCCAGCAGATGCATTTGCTGTTCTCTTTGATCCTGGTACGGCTACCCCACCTATAGCGGCCTCGATTGATAAATTAACCGCACCACCAGAAACAGGCTCTAAGGTGAAAGACCCTGTTAATGGTAGCGTTGCATCTTTACCGCCTTCATATGTTAACCTTCCTGCGACTGTCCCTAAAAACTGCGAACTTCTTTCAACCGTCCATGTTCCAGCTATTAAAACAGGAGTTCCCGCAACTGATATTACTGTAGCGGTTGTATTGCCCTGCATTGATAAAAGACCATCAGGTCGGGTGTCTGCGATATCATCATTTAACAGAAATTGCCAAAGCGCATCTTCAACAGATATGTTATTTAATCTATCGCCTGCACCACTTATTGTTGTTCCTAATACTGAACCAGTACCCCCTGCAACTATATTTCCTGAGTCTATCAGTCCATTTAAGAATGTTGCGCCTGATGCAACGTTAGAAATTACGTTAGCTATCCTAAAGCTAACAAAGGTCGCTGTTCCCAATCCAAGCAAATCACCGGCAGATAAATTAGCAAGTGATGATTGGTACTGTAAAGCACCAAATGAGCCGACAAATTGAGCGCCATCGGTTGTTATTGTTGTTGGGCTAACATTGGTTAAGCGTATAAATGAATTTACACCAGTGAATAACGCGAATCTATCGCAAGTAATACCTAAATCTACAAGCCTTAAGACACTTCCTAGTGAATCATTCCAATTAATAAATCTACCTGACGCGCAGATAATGCCAACGTTACTTATTTTTGCTGATACGTCAGTCCCGATAAACATATCTCCTGTGCCGGTGTATGTGATGCTTACTGTGATTGATTCAATACCAGCAACAGCAGTTCCCGACGCTAACTCTAATGAGTCTGTGCCTATATTTATACTATCACCAATAACATACCTTGTATTTGCAAGTAAGGCGTATTTACCCAAAGCTGGAACTGGCAAATCAGACAATTGATTCACATTAACTTGCTTATTAAACTTAACTTGGTTGAAGTTATCATTTAAAGAGTCAGCTATGTCACCCCATAGTCCCGTAGATGGTATTACTGTAATAGCCATTAGTTAAAATCTCCCATTTCTGTTGTTGGCGTTAGTAAGGTATCTATGTTTAGTGGGTTTCCTACAGCATCACCGCCGCCATTAATAAGCCTGCCACCACCGCCTCCGAATACATTCACAATCGCGCCACCCGTTATTATACCTTTACCTTTTAAACCGCCTAGCGCATCATTATTAACGCCATCAAACCCATAACCTGAACCTGTACCGTCCAACTTTCCAGACGCACCAAACTCCCCCGGCTCCGCTAGGAATGATTCTAGATCACCAGGAAGACCACCTAAACCTACATTATCACCATCGCCACCGCGACCACCGTTACCGGCAGTTGATCCTGGCTCATCCAGATCATCAAAAAACCCAAGCTGGCCGCCATCACCACCGCTCGGGGCTAGTATAAATCCATCTGCACTTGGAAAGTTAACAGATGATGTTGGGCCGGACAAAAATATCTCTGTATCAACTCCGTTTGCATCGTAAACAATACCACCATCTAGGCCATTTGTAGGGGGTGTTTTAATCCAAAAATCTTTGAAGAATATCCCGCCCTCACCCTGACCGCCCTGGCCACCTTTAGATTGACCCTCCGATCCATTAACAAAAATTATTGTTATCTTGCTTCCTGAAACAAAGTTACCGGCAAAAATACTGGGTATGTTTGTGTCGCCGCTTGATGTTCTTGCCGTATCAATAATAAATGTTAATTCCACAACTTCTGGGGGGTTACCAGCTTGAGTGAATAAATTAATTTGGTTTACATTATTTAAAATAAACTCAGTACCGGATTCGGCAACAGCCTCATAGCTTGCTAGCTTAACTTGATATGTCCGGCCACCCTTATATTTAGGCTTAATGGATATAACCTGGGCGCGAGCGTTCGTGTTGGGTAGCCCGTCTGCGCCCTGGTCAGATAAAAATCGATAATCAATAACATCGCCTAAGTTTATTGTTAATTTAGCCTCTGGTATCTCACAGGTAGGAAATTTAGGCTTTACTCCAAAGCGGGATACCCATCGCTGCACTAATAAATCGGCTGAATCATCATCCAATAAAGGGGAGTTTTCAAACAGTTTATCTTTGTGTTCTCCGAAAAATTGCTCGGCTTGAAGTCGGGGATCTTCAAATTTAGACGCTTTTTTATAGTTTTGTGTGTCGTCATTATCCGTTACTCTTGTTTTATCATAAACAACTAAGGCTCGTGTGGCACGTATATTTTCGCCGCTTCTTATGGTGACGGAATTTAATATTACATTTTCACCTTCAGTTAATATTGAAGTGGATTCTTTCCAAACGCTAATCGCAAATAGTTTAATTAACCTTTCTTCAGCATCAAAAACAATATCTGTTAAATAGTCTGTTAATATCCTGGCAATTACATTGTTAGCATCTTCGGCTTCATTATAAATATAGCTTATAAATGTATTAGGCCACCATGTATCGATTTCGTTTGCCCATTCCGCTTCCGGTATTCTGGCAAGTGGCATATCTGAATCTGTTAAAATTAGCTTTAACAGATCGTCAATGCGTGATTTATTCGCAAAGTGGCATATAAACACTTCATCACCGGCATTATGTGAATCCGCCGCGTTTCCAGTTGACCAAGTTAGATCGGAATTGAATATTTCTGCTCCACGCTCAAGGGTTGATATCGTGGGGTTAGATCCTTGTATATCGGCAACGCTATCAATTAAAACTAATTCGTCACCAATGCGAACCACGCCGCCCACAACGTAAAGATTATTAGAGTCTACCAGTATAGTTAAAACTGCGTCGTCTATGTCCTGGCGTAAAAACCCATCCTCACTCGGGGGCCATACTTTCTCATCAAGATCAACTTTGGATAATTCGTCCTTACCTTTTAGCGACCATTTATTTTTTGATGGCGTTAATGATTCACCGATGTAGTGCCTAACAGCTAAAGGGTTATCAAAATCAAACACCCCGTCGACAACTTCATATAACTTATTTCTAATTTCTTTATTTATTACTATTTGTCGAAAATCTAATTTACCAAAATATGTACCTTGATTTTTTACTGTTTCGGTTACTCCAGGTGCATCATCATTAGGATCGCCTTTTATGTCACTAAATGTAATGGATATTGATCCGCGACTACCTAACCCCTCCCCTGGTCTTATTTCTGCTACTGTTTCACTTATTGACTCAATACATCTAACTACGTTTAAATTACCCGGCAATACAAGCGCATTAGGTTTGCAAAATCTATATGTCCTAAGCTCATCAGACCACACTTCATCACAAGTTAAGGGTGTGCCAAAGCCATCACCTCCTTGGTAATTACAGGCTCCGGTAATGACGGGTAGGTCAATTTCAATTATTTCTAAGTGCTCAATCATTTATAAGCCATTGTAAGCAGTGAAGCTTAATCTTACACTGTCTAACGCTCTGGTGCTACTGTGGGCAGTAAAGCTTGATTTCTGGTCATAGCATAAATAAGTTGATTCTGGCAGGGTGTTAACTTCATTAATAAAGAATGGCTCACTTTCTGCAAAGTCTAAAAAGTCCTGCCAGTCACCCCGGCTCCTTGATATTAATGTGTGTGGAAAGTTAACGCTGGCTTTTAATTGCTTCCTTTCTTTGACCGATACAATGGGAGCTGAACTTATACCGCTTACTGATTTGCTTTCAAGGTGTCTTGATAGCCATAACCTTTTATAACCGGCCTGCTCTCCCTGGGTAAACAATAAGTGCACCCCGGCGGCTATATAGCTAACGGTAGTCCTGAAATTATTCGGCACAGTAACAAATTTAATTATCAAATCAGTAAAGGATCGCAATCCAAATGTAAACATAACGTTGTTATTTCTTTTTAATACGACCGAATCAACCAGTTCAACACCGTCAAATAGTTCAATAGTTGCTTGGCTTGGTGTCGCCGCGTCATGGCCTGATATAGCAACATAAGTTAAATTTACTACAACCCCAAAAGATAAGGAAAAATCACTAACGCTCGTGCCACTAGAAAATGTCAGGCTGTGATCTGGATCTGTAATGTTTGAGGCAACCTCACCAATACCGCCATCAGTAACAACCGGCACCAATCCCCTTAGCACATTGCTTGTTGATATTGAAAAGCCTGTTGATTTTGTCGCTGGCGCGCTTGTAATTATCATTTAAAACTGCCCTTTTCTTTGGCCTTCGTTTAAAGCTGCTGCAAATGCGTTTATCAAATCATCACCACTATCTGTAGCAAACTCTATTCTCATTGTTTGCGTGCCCTCTATGGTGGATTCTGTGACCTCTAAACCTGTCGTTTCTTCTGCAAAGTCTTGCTGTGCACTAGATAAGCCATCTGTACCACTTCCGGCTCCGCCACCACCTCCGCCAGATGGTATAGAGCCACCGCCACCAACAGCACTCAAGGCAGCTACACCCTCTAATGCTATTGCAGCCGCCGATATCCCCGCTAGTGGTTGTGGCAAGTCTTTAAATTGACGCATTATTCCAGCAGCAGTGCTTGCTATTATCGATCCTTTCGCTGCAATTTTTTCAATGGTTGACCCCTTATCTGCTAGGTTTGCTATTGCACCCAACAACCTACCACCAGCGCTTAATGTTAATTGTTGTTTATTTTTGGCTGCTACTTCTTGAATTTTTTGAAGCTTTTTAAGTTGCTTTTCGTTTAAAGCTACTTCAGCATCTAGAAACCTCTGCTTTAAATCTAAAATTGCCTGCTCATCTTCAGTTAATTTTTCAAAACCTAACTCTTTTGCTAATGCTTCGACTTCTGCAATAGTTTCGTTTTTAATATTTAGAGCTTCAAGTGTGCGGGTGAAGCTTTCTTGCAGTCTGTCATTTTCCCTTTGTGCTTCAGCTTGAGCGCTCGCCTCTTCTATTGTTATTTTTCTATCTTCTACGGCTTGAGCAAGTTGAACTTCGGCCTCTGCGCTTTCTTCTAAAACCTCAAGCCTACGCTTGGCCCTGTCAATCGTTCGGTCATCACCAGCATCAAACTTTACTGATGGTTTTCTTGGTGTTACCGCGCCCTCACCGCCTTGATCCCCGGTTAGTTTGCTTTGTGTTTCAATTAGGTCTTTCGCTCTTTGATTCAGCTTTACAAGTTCTTCATTAGCAAGCAATATCGCTCTACCGTAATCAAGTATACCTTTTTCCTGTAGCCCGTTTAATCTTTCAACTTCTTTTATTTGATCTGCTATTAACGCCTTTAATTGTGGTGCTGTTTTTGATTCTACCCCGGTAAAAAACCTTTCCACTGAATCCACAGCATCAATAGTTAACTGCTTGAAATTATCAACGGTTTTATCAAATGCGCTACCTCTAAATGCCACTGCGAATGCATTGCCTAATCTAGCTCCAATCTCTCCAAATGTCGGTTCTAATGTTGCAAATTCATCATCTATTTGCTGGCTTATCCCTTTTAAACCCTCAACAAGATCTCTTGGCGCTATTTTACCCTGTGCGCCCAAGTCTTTTAGGTCGCCAATATTAACGCCCATCTGCTTGGATAATGCTTGCAGTGCCAGTGTCGAACCTTCGCTCAATGCGCGGAATTCTTCACCATCAATATTTCCCTTTCTGAATGACTGAACTAACTGAAGTAAAATAGAATTAACTTCATTAACAGAATTACCTTCGAGTTTAAATGCCTTTGTTAGTTGCTCTGTAAATTCTAATAATTCTTTAGTACTAAAACCGGCCTCTTGCCCGGCCCTGGTGAATTTAGAAAATACACTCGTCAAGACATTAACATTCTGCCGGGTATCGTTGGCTATTCTATTTAATTCCATTTGAACAAAAGTGAACTGTTCAGCAGAAGTTGTTGCATTGCGAAGTTGATTGTCTGCGAGGGTTATTTCATCAGCAAAATTTACGAATTGCCTTGCGCTTAGTGCCGCAAAAACTCCCTTAGCGACATTGGAAAATTTAAATAATGAGTCGCTAGATTGCCTTATCCTTTGATTTGTTTTAGATGTTGAACGCTCAAGTTGCAGCATCCTTTTATTTGTCGCTATTAACTGCTTATTTAATTCTGCAAATTTCTTTTTTAAATCTCTTACTAAAGAATTTGAATCACGATTAGTTGAATTTAGATCGCGTATTTTTATTTTTAATTCTTTTACGGTATCTTTTAATTTTTTATATTCTTGCTCACTTTTACCAACAAGCTTTCCGGTTGTAGTGGCTGACCCCTGCAATTTAGTTAATCTTTTTTCCAAATCCAAGACACCAGAACTCATCAGCTTCAGAAACTTTGTAACAGATTTTACTTTTTCTGCGGATTTTTCTATTTTTGAGAAAGCGTTTACAGCGGAGTTTTGAAAATCTTTTGTTTGCCTTGCAGCTTTACGAATATCAGAGTTGTATTTATCAACTTTGGCTTGTAACTCTAATATTAATTTTTGCGTGGTTTCAGGCATTAAATAATCTCTGTGCTGCTAAAATTTCCTTTCGGCTGAAGTTGCTTTTTTTCTTTGCTGAATCTGGATCTTGTGCGTTCCTTATAACCTGAATTATTTTAGATGTTCTTGATGGGTTTGAATTCCAGGCATCTTGCGGTGTCATATTCAAATTAACAACGCAAGCGGCTATATATTCCTCAAGATCTAAAATAGGTGCCTTAGTTTTTGAAGGAATGAAGGTTTCAAATTCTTTTTTTTTGAGTCGTCATCATCAGTTTTAATATTGCCAATGTCAAAAGCGAATATGGCAAATTCAGCAACCAAGTAAGGGTACGTCTGGACTAACTCACCATCTGGAGCCAGTTTGTGTTGTGATACGCCCTCAAGTAATACAGCCTCTTGTATCTCCTCGAAACTGACCATGCTATCCATTTCTTTAGCTGAAAGATAAAACAGCCAAGCAGCGTATTCAGCATGAACTATTCCAGATAAACGAGCCATTAGTTCAGAGTTTGCAGTTTCGACATCTTTGTCAAAGGTGCCAATGGTTTTCATGACATTAATTTCGTTGATCACATCCATAAATAAGGCGTGTGGATCAACTCCTGTTTCAGATTTAAACTTGGCGTAAACTTTAGCAGTCCAGCGCATAGGATAATCAATACCATACAATTTTATTTTTATTTCGCCATCATATTTATTTATTGCTTTTTGTTCCACTTTAAACCCTTATGGTGGTGATACGTCCGAATCTAATAAGAATGCGTCTGTGCTCATCATTGTAACTGAGCTTGTGACCGCACTGTTTTGCTCAACTGGCTCTGAAATCGCAGTGATTAAAACTTTAATCTCATGCACCCTAGTTAAGTCTGATAAATATCTAACCTGAATGTCTGCAAATTCTTTATCATCAAATTTTTGTTGCATTAACTCATAACCGGCATCAGTTGAGAATAAAACTTCCATTGTAACTTCGGCGGTTTTTAGCCCCTCACCAGTTAACAACTCTCTAAACCTGGGTGCAGATTTGTTATCGATAGCTATCGGTTCAAAGGTCAAGCTTGTGCTGTGTGATGTTTGGCCGCCAATTAATATAAAATTAATCCCGTCATCCATAAGGATAACTACATCTGTACCATTTAATACACCAACTAATGAGGTAGCCATATTAAGTCACCACGATTGTTCCGGTAGATGCCAGGGTAAACGATGTTACAACTGCCGTGTTTAAACCGGGGCTATCACTAATACTCGTAACCATGTAATCACTTGTTACTGTGCGCGTTCCCACTGTCCGGGCGACCGATATAAATGCCTTTGTATCAAAAGCAGTATAAAGCGCCCTAAACTTAACGCCTGCGCTATCTAAAGCTTCAATTGTTAGATCTAAAAGTCTGCGCCCTTCGCTTTCTAAAAAAGTACGGACATCAGCATCACTTTTATTTGTGATGTCGATACCCTCAACCGTGTCAGTAACAGAATGTGATACCTCACCCTCTAATGCTGCACCTGAAATTTGCAGTATTACTTTTGTTCCGGAGACTACGCCCGATGGAGTTGCCATAATTTTTCCTCTTTACCTTGCTATGTATGCAAACCATTCAACTGAGATTGGTATTACAAAAAATGAACCGTCGTTTGTTGCTGGCCCTGGTGATGCAATGTTTATTTCTACATCACAAGTGTTTACCGTAAAAATATCACCGGTTTTATAATTAGCTATTATTTGATCCACAACTGCCAATATATCACCTTTACCGATACTTTGCTTGCCGTTTATATTTACCTGATATATACCGTTGTATTGATCTGCTAAATTCTTATCAAGAGGATCTGTTGTTGCTGGTAAGTTAAAGACCTCCAGCCAAAATTCACTAGCTCCGGCTTTATCAATTCTTTCCTGACTATCACCCTCTTGAATTATCGGGAATCCCAAAGATAAATCGGTTAACGATTTCATTAATGCTTTTTCAACGTTTAACCAGCTCATAGTCTACTCATACGGCGTTTCAGCCTATTTTTAAATGCAATTATATTTGTTCTCACCATGCCTTGCGGTGCCTGTTTACTAAATCCACCTGCTGAAAATTTAACGAATTTACTTTGTTTTTTAACCCATGTACCACGCTTAACTGGGTTGGGATATCCGCCGAATTCAACAACTCTTGCATAAGGTGAGTTATTAAAAATAAACATCGACTTATTAGATATTTTTTTAATGCCTTCTCTGGTCGTTATAGCTAATTTGCCTCTTAACTTTTTCTCTGCGAAAGATAAGCCTTTACTCTTGTTTTTTCCTTTAAGTATACGATTGTTTGGCTTTCTGCCTATTTGCCAGTTATTTTTTAATGCTCCGCCGTCCTCATGAAATATCGGCGTGTTTGCTATGATACTCCCGGCTAGGCTTATGGCCTCATCCTCAAAGGCTACAGTGGCATTATGTTGAATCTCAGATGCATGGCTTGTTATCCACTCGGCACCGTCAATATTCCAACTAGCCACGACAAACAATCTCCACATAAGCGATTGTTGATTTTACCTTTTTAGTATCGAAACTTGAAACAGAATAAACCTTGCTATCAATAGTAATTTTATCATTCTCTGTGATGGTGCCATCCCAATCACTATCTGGTGTCGCTAATACCCGGCGATCAGTTGCAAATATTAAACTGTCATCAACCCGGCTAGCAGGAAAACTGCCCACATAAGAATTTAAGCTTATAGGAGTGTCCAAAATAGGCGTCACAGTCAAATCATTTAAGCTTTCGGACTTTGACAATAAAGGCGTTAATATCGCAGCGCCTTTAAATCCCTTGCTCCTTATTTGCCTTTTAGCTGACTTGATCAAAGTCGACACAAGCACCCCCTAGGCTAAACAATTGAATGGCTTTGTCCGACGTATCACCTAAACAACCCTTAGACAGCAT